ATTTTCCGGGGCTACGTGCCCACATGGCAGAGCAGTATTACGAGGTGCGTGTTGGTAGGCGTGCATTACCCATAGGCGATGAGCCTGAACATTTGCATTATCCGGTTGGTCGTGAAGAGGTAATTACGTTTAAGCCTGTGGTATCTGGCGCTGGTGCAACTGGACGCATTATTGCTGGCGTAGCATTGATTGCAGTTGCTGCATTGTTGTTACCTGGAGCGCCTTTAGCAGGTGCGCTTGGTTTTTCGATTGGCGGTCAGGCTGTTGGTGTTGCAGCAGCAGTTGGTCTTAGCTTGGCGCTGAGCGGTGTTACTCAGCTCTTGGCACCCACACCACAAATTCAATCAGGTGCTGACAGCGAGAAAGATCCGCGCAAGTCCTATAGCTTCAGTGGCGTTCAGAATGTTAGTAGGCAAGGTTTGCCAGTGCCTGTGATTTACGGTGAAGTGATCGTTGGCTCCATTGTGGTTTCTGCTGGTATTGACATTCAGCAAATTGAGGTAGAAGCATGACACGAATCCGTGGTGCATTTGGTGGTGGCGGACAGCAATACAGCTCTGCTGTGCGTGTGCCGCGTGAGGCCAAGGATAATTTAGAAAGCACAAGTTTTGCCCGTGTTTTGGACCTTCTCGGTGAAGGCGAAATTGAGGGTTTTCCTTCGGCGCGTAATTACAAGATTGGCTCTGATGAATATGAAAATGCAATCTTGAAGGATATTTTTCTTGATGATACGCCGATCTTAAATTCAACGGCAGACGATAAAAATCCTTCAGACTCAGATTTTAATTTTAAGAATGTAACCGTTGATGTTAGGCGTGGTATTCAAGGACAGAGCCCAATCAAGGGGTTTGACAAGATAGCACGTGAAACAGCAGTGCAGGTGCAGGTCACCCATGCTGTTCCGATCACACGCACAATTACCGATCCAACAGTTACATCAGTAAGGATCACAATCTCAATTCCACTGTTGCAGAAAGTTGAGAATAATGGTGATGTTAATGGCAGCTTTGTTTCTCTGGCAATCCAGATTGCTTATGCAGGTGAAGGGTACACCACGCCTATAGCCGATTTAATTAAAGGTCGCACTGCTGATTTGTATCAGCGTGATTATGTGATCAATCTGCGTGAAACTGGCAAGTTCCCAATTAACATTCGTGTTGTACGTGGAACGGAAGACCCAACGTCTTCGCGTGTTGTCAATGCTTTTACATGGAGCAGTTACACCGAGATAATTGATCAACGTTTCTCGTACCCAAATACGGCACTGGTTGGGATGCGCGTTGATTCACAGCAGTTCAGTGCAATTCCACGACGGAGCTATCGGGTTCGTGGCATTAAGGTAAAAGTTCCAAGCAATGCTACGGTCAATAGAGATAACGGGTCGTTACGTTATGCAGGCGTTTGGAATGGCACGTTTGCCGCTGCTCAGTGGTGTAGTGATCCAGCATGGATTTTGTATGACCTGTTAATTGCAACCCGATATGGTTTGGGCGATCATATTAAAGAAGCACAACTGGATAGATATGCGTTTTTTGAAATTAGCAAATACTGCGGCGAGCCTGTTAATACTGGCAAAAAAGATGCGCAAGGTAACGCAATTTATGAGCCGCGTTTTTCTTGTAACGTTAATATTCAAACGCAAGATGAAGCATACAAACTGATCAATGATTTGTGTTCTACATTCCGTGGAATGGCTTACTGGAGCAATGGATCAATTACATTGTCGCAGGATGCACCAAAAGATACGGCAGCATTGTTTGGCTTGGCAAACGTCAGTGAGGAGGGTTTTGCATATAACGGCAGCAGCCTAAAGACACGCCCAACCGTTGCCATCGTTCAATATCAGAACCTTGAGACACGACAGCCCGCTTATCAGGTTATTGAAGATCGCGCAGCTTTGAATCGTTACGGTTATCAGCCAACTGAAGTTAATGCCTTTGGTTGCACCAGTCCCAGTCAGGCGCAACGTGTTGGTGAATGGTTGCTGTATTCAGGGCAGTATGAAAGCGAGACAGTCAGTTTCACAACTAATTTAGCTGAAGGTACGATTGTCCGTCCAGGCGACATTATTGAAATAGCCGACCCAATTCGTTCCGGTGAACGCCGTGCTGGGCGTATTCAAGCAGTCAATCAAGCCTTCACACAGGTCACGATTGATGATGCAACAAACAGCACACTGCCTACCTCTGGCAACCCAAGGTTGATGGTGATGTTAAATAATGGAACGATTGAAGAACAAGACATTACGTCTATTGCGAATAAGGTTGTGACGGTATCAACAGCATTTAGCGCATCACCGTTAGTTGGTGGAATGTGGGTATGGAAGACTGGAGATTTGCAGACAAGCACATGGCGCGTGTTGTCTGTTGCTGAACAGGATGGTGTCAATTATCAAGTAACGGCGCTGGCGTATAACGGTTCAAAGTATGCATATATTGAACGCGATATTCCGTTGAAATTCAGGGATGTCACCAATCTGCAGGTACGCCCAAGCGACCCGTCTAACTTAAAAGCAACTGAATTGTTCTATGAATCTAGCGGACGTGCTCGCGTCAAGATCGCCGTTAGTTGGCGTGCTGTAGCTGGTGTCAGTCAGTACATCTTGCGTTGGCGTGAGTCAAATGGTAACTGGCATAAACAAACAACTAATAGTACCGATTACGAGATTTTTGACACACAACCTGTTGAGTATGATGTTGAGGTTTATGCAGTTGGTGCATTAGGCCAACGATCAAACGCTGCAGTTGTAACGCTGCAGGCAATCGGTAAAACAGCAGCCCCTGCAATGCCAACGGGTGTACGCCTTGTAGCGATTGATCAGGCTACTGCGATCTTTAGCTGGAAGATTTCTAAGGAACTTGACGTAAAAATTGGCGGCAAAGTATTGATTAGACATGACCCGGCAACCAGCAATGTGGTTTGGGAAAACGCTAACCCGATTGTCCCTTCTGCAGCCGGCAATCAAACACAAAAACAGGTTCCATTACTGCCTGGCACTTACTTAGTTAAGTTTGAGGACGATGGCGGCAGGCGTTCAGCGAACGCAGCACAAGTGGTGTTGCCGCAGATTAAACCGCAACCTCGTTTGCCGTTGACCTTCCCATGAGCACTTTTGCTGAGCACAATCTAACGCCACCATTCTCGGGCACAACAACCGAGATGTTTTACAGCGCATCGCTAGGAGGTTTAATCCTTAGCACTGGGCTGAAGGTTGATGATATGGCGACAGACGGAAATTGGGATGCGCTTGGTTCGATTGATGGCTTGGGTGGTGTCGTGGCAGAGGGCGAATATCAATTCAAAAATACTTACGACATGGGTGCTGTTTTTGACGTAAATTTGCGGCGCATCATTGTTAGTCAACCATTCCAACCCGGAGATTTCTGGGACGACAAAATTGATTTGATTGATACATGGCCGACGATTGACGCGGACAACCTTGATGCTGTAGCCGCTTTGCTGTATGTAAGGACAACAAATACTGATCCTGCCGGTTCACCAACGTATACAGATTGGCAAGAATTTAGTAACGCGATTGTGCGCGGTCGTGGCTTTCAATTTAAAACGAGCGCAACCAGTGAAGAGAACAGTCAAAACATCCTGATCACTGAACTGGGCGTTGACATGGAGCTACAACAACGGATGGAGCAATCTGATATTTTGACTGCTACGGCAGGCACCAACACGATCACGTTTGAAGATAGTTTTTACGATGTACCGTCCATCGGGATTTCGGCTTATGACATGGTGAGTGGTGACTACTACGCCATCACCAACGTGACGCGCACAGGTTTTCAGATAGTATTTAGGGACAGCGGCAACACGGCCGTGTCAAGGCAATTCAACTACAACGCAGTCGGCTACGGCTTGGAGATCACCTGATGCCAATCCATGATTACGTCATTGACAACCAAACCGGCGCTGCATTTCGCGCTGATCTGAACAACGCGCTGGCTGCAACCGTCACGTTGAACAGTAGCGCGACGGCACCGACTACCACCTACGCCTACATGTTGTGGTCTGACACGACTGCGGGTGAGCTGAAGCAACGTAATTCTGCCAACAATGGTTGGGTGTCAATCGGGACGCTGGGCAGTGCGAACCTTGGACTGTTGACGAGTGCCACGGCTGCTAGCACCTACGCGCCGATTAATAATCCGACTTTTACGGGCACAGTCACAATTCCTGCCAACGCAGTCATCAGCGGTTATCTGACCAGTTCAACCGCAGCTAGCACCTACGCGCCACTGGCTAGCCCAACGTTTACTGGCGATGTGATGATCAATGGTCAAGGTGACCTGCGATTTGCTGATTCTGATAGCAGCAACTGGGTTGCCTTCCAAGCACCGGCAACGATCACCACTAATGTCACATGGACGCTACCTAGTGCAGATGGCACGAGTGGTCAAGCGTTGAACACCGACGGCAGCGGCGTGCTGAGCTGGGCTAGCTATGCGGCACTAGCAACTGCACAAACCTTTACGGCGGCACAGCGCGGCACCATTAGTGCCCTCGGTGCTTTAAGTGCTGGCACGACAACTCTAGATTTTGCAACAGCCAATAATTTCAGCCTTTCTCTTCCAGCCGGAGGTACTGTGACACTGGCCACACCCAGCAACATCACAGCAGGACAAAGTGGATGCGTTGTTATCACCCAGAATGGGACAACTGCAGCAACCGTTGCGTATTCAACGGCGTGGAAATGGCAAGGTGGTGCGCCAAGCGTTAGCACGACGCTAAGTAGCGTCAACGTCATTGCTTACTTCGTTGAATCCGCCTCGCGGATCACAGCTCAACTGCTCACCAACACCGTCAACTGATGATTCCCGGAAGCGCCAACCCGCTGCTCCTTCGCAGCGCCGCACCTACCGCCTATCAGGTGAGTAGATCCCTGCGTTTCAACGGCAGCGTTGATTCCAGCTACCTCAGCCGCACTCCCGGATCGGCGGGGAATAGGAAGACGTGGACGTGGAGTGGGTGGGTGAAGAGGAGTGGGTTGGGAACAATGCAAATGCTGCTTAGTGCGTGGTCTGGGTTTGCCACCGAGCTTACGCTTCTGCAATTTACTTCAGATGATACCCTAATATATTATTTTGACAATGCAGCAAATAACTATCGGTTTACTACGGCTCAGGTATTCAGAGACTGCTCATCTTGGTATCACCTGCTGCTTGCAGTTGACACAACGCAAGCAGTCAACACAAACAGAGCGAAGTTGTATGTAAATGGGTCGCAGGTAACAGCGTTTTCTCAGTATGACACTTTCCCGCCAAGCTCTAATACATTTATTAACTCAACTTTTACGCATAACGTAGGTCGTTATGTTTATGATGGCACGCGATATTTCTCCGGCTACCTTGCCGATATACACCTGATTGATGGTCAAGCACTAACCCCCAGCAGCTTCGGTGAGTTCGACACCAACAACGTCTGGCAGCCCAAGGCATACAGCGGCAGCTACGGCACTAACGGATTCCACCTCGACTTTGCCGACAACAGTGCAGCAACTGCCGCCGCATTAGGGAAGGACACTTCTGGCAACGGGAACAACTGGACGCCGAACAACCTTTCGGTCACGGCAGGTGCAGGAAACGACAGCACAGTTGACTCCCCCACTAATGGCACCGCCAGCTCAGGAGGAGACGCGGGTGGCGTCACGGTGGGGAATTATTGCACGCTCAATCCAACGATTGCACCATCAAATCGTGCCGCATTATCAAACGGCAATTTAGATTTTACGGCTATTGACTCAACAAGCACAAGAGGTGTTATCGGAACATTTTATGTAAGTAGCGGCAAATGGTATTGGGAATCAGTAATTAACACGGCAGCCGGAACTTCTGCGTTTGCTTATGGCGTTGTCAATGACGCCGGAACAAGTTATGTTTACTATGCCTTGACTGGTGACAAATACATAGGCGTCTCTGCAAGCTCCTATGGAGCAACATGGACGACCGGCGATACTATAGGAACAGCGTTAGATATGGATGCTGGAACAGTCACATTCTATAAAAATGGTGTCAGTCAAGGTACTGCGTTTTCTGGTTTGACCGGAAGTTTTGCTCCACGCGGAACCGCAAATGGCGGAACTGATTACACCGGCACTTTCAACTTCGGCCAACGCCCCTTCGCCTACACCGCCCCCAGCGGCTTCAAGGCACTCAACACCGCCAACCTGCCGACGCCGACGATTGCCAAAGGCTCGGACTACTTCGACGTAAAGCTCTACACCGGCAATGGCTCAACGCAGACGATTAGTGGGCTGAACTTCTCGCCTGATTTGGTGTGGGTTAAAATCAGAAGCGGTGTTTACGCGCATCATCTTGCTGATACTGTTAGAGGCGCTTCCAAGCACATATGGTCCAACCTTACTGACGCTGAATACAATTACTCGCCTAATGGTATTTCAGCTTTTAATTCAAACGGCTTTGATCTAACAGGGGCATTTGAGGGCAATTACTCTGGTCAATCCTACGTCGCCTGGTGCTGGGACGCCGGCGCCAACAGCAGCAAGACCTACACCGTCACCGTTGTCAGCGGTGCGTTTTACATCGACGGCAAACAGAAACCCACGCTAAATCTAGAAGAAGGCAGCACGTACACCTTTGACCTATCTGCTGCGTCTAACTCTGGGCATCCATTCCGGCTATCAACATCAGCCAATGGACCGACAGAATACACAACAGGTGTGACGACTAGCGGTACTGCCGGCAATGCTGGCGCTACTTTGACGATTGCCGTTGCATCAGGCGCACCCACGCTTTACTACTTCTGCACCAACCACAGTGGGATGGGCGAGCAGATCAATACGAACACCACCGCAGGCGCGTCCAACTTCGCAGGCAGCATCACTTCTAGTGTGAGGGCTAATGCTAGTGCGGGGTTCTCGATTGTTACTTATACGGGAAATGGATCATCTACTGATGTAACCATTGGCCACGGGCTGGGGGTTGCGCCCCAGTTGGTTATAGTGAAATCTCGTGGATCGGCAAGTAACGGCAACTGGCGGGTCGGTCATAGTAGTTTGGCAACAAATAATAATCTTCTTCTGAACACAACAGATGCTCAGTTTTCTGCCACTAGCATCGCAGCAGGTGGAGGCGTAGCAACATCACACTCTTCGACAACAATTACCCTAAAGGCAGGTCCTGGTGGCGGCGGATTTAATCCTACAGATTACGTCAATCAAAATACTATTACTTACGTCGCATACTGCTTCGCCCCAGTAGCCGGGTACTCTTCTTTTGGCAGCTACACCGGCAACGGCAGCGCGGATGGTCCGTTTGTGTTCTGTAATTTCCGCCCTCGATGGATTCTGATTAAAAATACAAGCACCACTGCAGATTGGTGCCTTTTCGACACGGCAAGAGACACTTACAACCAAGCACTGGGATTATTGAATCCAAACCTCTCCAATGCTGAAAACATTCTTGGCAGTGGATTGGATATTTTATCAAACGGATTCAAACTGCGGCGAGATGCAAGCCCAGCTATTAATAACAGTGCAAATACGTTTGTATACGCCGCCTTCGCAGAATCGCCCTTCGCCTACGCCCGCGCCCGATGACACAAACCCCGGACTCGTAGTGAACAAGGATTGTCAGCCCGCCTAAAGTAGTACCAACGCCCCAGACCCATGTTCATCCTCGACGGCAAGCCACTTTCACCGGACGTCGCCTTCACGCACGGCGGTGTGCAATACCCAGCCAACTGGCTTCGTCTCGCCAGCCCCGAGGAACGCGCCGCTATCGGCATCACTGAGGTACCGGACCCCGCGCCTTATGACCAGCGGTTCTACTGGGGCTATGACGCCGAGGGTCACCTAATCCCCAAGGACCACGCCCAACTCGTTGATCAATGGGTGGCACAAACCCGTCATACCGCCAACACGCTGCTGCAACCGACCGACTGGATCATCATCCGCGAGGCTGACAACGGCAAACCGGCTGATCCGCTGCTGAAGACTTGGCGCGAAGATATCCGCCTAGCCACCGGCGTTAAGGTAACCGCCATCCGTGACACGGCAGACACGCCCGAGCTGGCTGCTTACATTACCGGCACCGATTACCCCGTATGGCCGCGTGATCCTTATAGCCCTACTCCTGCTGACGCTGATCTTAGTGATGGGGTACAGCCTTTTAGCGATGTCAGCTACGCAGGGACCAATGATGCCGGACTTGACTGATGGCAGTCAAAAGCAAGACCGCACTAGGTCGCGTTGAATTCAAGCCCGGCAAACGTAAGCGCACCCGTCAAGGGCAAGGGCAACACAGCCTGCCTAGTCATGGGCGCAAGAAGATGCGCGGTCAGGGCAAGGGTTGATGCCTTGCGGTGTCGCCATAATGAGAGCGAAGCCAGAGGCTTGATCATTGTGATTGAAATCCTTGCTGCCATCACGGGTGCCAGCATCTCTGTGGCGGCATATGCGTTCACCGGCATCGCACGGCGCAATGTCGAAAGCCGCGACTCTGTGCTGCGTTTGACCATGGCGGTGGAATCAGTCGCCGCAAAAATGGAGGAGTTGCACATCGATTTCAAGTCAGACCGCCGTGAGGTTTTTGGACGACTGAACCAGATGGAGCAGCGGTTAGCCAAACTGGAAGCAAAGCCTTAGCCTGAGGTGTCTGCCTCTTTTGTATGACCACCGAACAGCTTGCAGTCGCCGCCGTGGTTGTCGCCGCCGGCTCTGAAATCATTGGCATGTCACCTTTGCGGTCCAATAGCTGGGTGCAACTGCTGATGCGAGCTCTCAAAATCCTGTTCCCAAAACGACGGTGAAAGAACTGCGCCTGATCAAGTTCTTTGAGCACTTCGACAAGAAGGATCCGTACCATCGCGCTGCAATTGCACAGCTAGAAGAACGCCTGCCTGACAGCCTGTTCACCCGCAAGAATAGTTGGTTCAAGGTCTGGAGCCAGTCAGGCAAGCGCACGGGTTAAGGCTGGAACTTCCTGCCCCAACCGGACTTTGCACCCTCAGGCAGCCACCGCTTCTGCAGCATGGCGCGGCTATACACAGCCTGATTGCCTAGCATCACCGAACCGCTGTAACCGTCATTGACGCTGCCGTAGGGGTCATTGACGATGAAATCACCTTTAGCTGTCCC